ACATCGATATTTCAGAGAAGGTCATTCAGCTCAACAGGCCGGTCGAGAACAAGCTACTCGAGCAGATCGAGTACCTCGGCAAGAAGGTCATGGACGAACTCGGCCTCACCCCGGAGATCATGAACGGGACAGCGGACCGGAACGCCATCAACAACTACATGGACCGCACGATCGAACCCCTGGCTGATGGCCTGAGGCAAGAGGCCAAGCGGAAGTTCCTCACGAAGACCGCAATCACTCAGCGACACTCGATCGAGATCTACACCGACCCGCTCAAGATCATCCCGATCGACGAGCTGGCAGAAGTGGCGGACAAGTTGATCCGAAACGCTGTTGTCACGGCAAACGAGTTGCGTCCGAAGATCGGTTACCGTCCTTCGAACCAGCCCGGAGCCGACAAGCTCACCAACCCCAACATGCCTGACGAGGATCAGAAGCAAGCCACTGGCGAACCTGATGCTCCACCCGTCAAGCTCGTCCCTCCACCCGATGAGGAGGTGGCAGATGCCTAAGGACTACCTGGGGATGCGTACGAAGGAACCCGCTGACAAGGAAGACCACGGCATCAAGGGTCAGAGGTGGGGAGTCCGTCGTTCGGCAGCACAACTCAAAACGGCCATCACAAAGCGGGCGGCCAAGGGGGAGGAAGTCACTCCCACTGCGAAGGCGAAGGAGGCACTCAAGCGAGTAGCCACACCTAAGCCTGCTGAAGAGAAGGCCGAGCCGGCTGAAAGTTCGGCGGCTCGATACGAGCGACTCAAGGCTGAGGCCAAGTCTGGCAAGGCAGCGTCCATGACTGACGCGGATCTCAAGTTCTTCAATGCTCGTACAGAGGCCATCGCCAAGATCACCAAAGCCACTGAGACCCAGCCGAACTGGCTGGCTACCACTCTCAAGGACGTTGCGCAGAATACGTTCAAGCAGCAACTTCAGAATGTGGCGTCAACACTGACTGGGAACTTCATCAATGAGGCTTTGGCAGCCAAGAACTCTCCAACACTGGAGGAGGCCATCGCCAAACAGATCTCAGACATCAAGCGGAAGGACGCCATTGAGGCCGGAGTTTCCAAGGCCTTTGATTCTTCCTACGTTGGCACACACAGGAAGCCGCTTCCAGGTAACGCAAGTTACGTGGGTGCTCGGCGCAAACGGATCTGACCAAAGGAAGGTCAACAGATGGAACCGGATTTCTCTGGCTACGTCACCAGGTACGACGTGAAGTGCACCGATGGTCGAACCATCGCGCACGCCGCATTTGCCACCCAGGCAGACAACACGGCCACGTCCAAGGTGCCGCTGGTCTACCAGCACAACCACACTGACGTGAGTCAGGTCCTCGGATACACCATCCTCTCCAAGAAGGAGGACGGCATCTGGGGTGACTCATACCTCAACGGATCGGCCAAGGCGCTCGACGCCAAGGCGGCAGTCGAGCACGGCGACCTCACCAGGTACTCGATCTGGGCGAAGGATCTCGAAGAGCGTGGCTACATGGTCCACGACGGCGTGATCCAGGAGACCAGTCTCGTCCTGGCCGGAGCAAACGCCGGCGCGGAGATCCAGAACGTTCTTCGGCATGGGAACATGGACCCCGATGACCTCATGGTCGTCGGTGGCGAGCTCATGCACGCGGACGAGAAGAAGGAGGAGCCCCCGAAGGAGGAGCCTCCCAAGGAAGAGCCTCCCAAGGAGGAGCCTCCCAAGGAGAAGGGGAAGACGGTCGGCGACGTGCTCGAGACTCTCTCCGACGACCAGAAGACAGCAGTCAACAGTGTCATCGACGGCATTGTCGAAGAGGCAGTCACCGAAGCGCTCACCAATCAGGCCCTCAAAGAGGAGCCAGCTCTCACCCACACCAGCATCGACTCCTCCAAGAAGGGACCGAAGATGACACGCAACCTCTTCGACGAAAGCAAGAAGGGCCAGGGTCAGCCCGAGCGGCCCCAGCTCAAGCACGACGACGCCATGGCCCTCCTCACGGAGGCCAAGGGTGCTTCCGAGTCCGGCGGCACCGGCGTCAACTCACTCCGTGAGCTCATCCGGTCCTCGAAGGGCAAGGAGCTCATGCACGCCGACGACTACGGCCTGCAGAACCTCGACATCCTGTTCCCCGACGCCCAGGCGTTGATGAACAGCCCGAAGTTCGTCGACCGTCGTCAGGAGTGGGTGAAGGCCTTCATGGGTGGCACCGGTCACTCGCCCTTCTCCCGCATCAAGACCCTCTACGCGGACATCACCGCCGACGAGGCCAGGGCCCGAGGCTACATCAAGGGCAACCAGAAGGTCGACGAGGTCTTCCCGGTGTTCAAGCGCACCACGGGACCGGCGTGGATCGTCAAGAAGCAGCGTCTGGACCGCCAGGACATCATCGACATCAAGGACTTCGATGTCGTCGCCTGGATCAAGGTCGAGATGCGTGGCAAGCTCGACGAGGAAATCGCCCGTGCGGCGCTCTTCGGCGACGGCCGTCCCACCATGGTCGGCGGCGAGATGAACCCGGACAAGATCCTGGAGCCCACCGGCAACTCGGGCGACGGCATCCGATCCATCATCAACGATGACGACCTCTACAGCACGTCGCACTTCGTTCCGCTGGCGGCCGACGCCTCCGGGACCGAGCTCAACGTCGTGCTCGACCAGGTCACCGAGGCCAAGGAGTTCTACCTGGGCTCCGGCAACGTCACCTCCTTCATGTCCTACCGGCTGGCGACGCGTCTGCTCACCATCCGTGACGACTTCGGACACCGGGTCTACCGGAACATCTCCGAGGTCGCCGGCGACATGGACGTGGCGCGGATCGTTCGCGTCCCGACGGAGCTCATGCCCGACGACGTCCTGTGCATCAACCTGGACCTGTCGGACTACAACTTCGGCACGGATCGCGGCGGCGAGATCTCGCTGTTCGACGACTTCGACCTCAACTTCAACCAGTTCCACTACCTGATGGAGACCTACCTGTCCGGCGCCCTGGTGGTTCCGTACGCGGCCCAGGTCTTCCGTCGGGTCGACCCTGACACCAACGTCGAGGTCGAGGAGATCACGGCTCCGGCCAAGGCCAACAACGTGGTGACCGTCCCGACCCAGACCGGCGTGCAGTGGCGTCGGACTGACACGGGCGCAGTCGTCGCCGGTGGCCAGACCATCACCCTCAACTCGACGAACCTGAAGACGGTGTCGCTGGAGGCGGAGCCCACCACGGGCTTCTACTTCGACACGGACGCCGACGTGAAGGACACCTTCACCTTCCGGTACAGCCAGCCGGGCGCGTAACCTAGAGCGCCATGCGTTACTCCGGCTTCCTCGGCGTTGTCGAGGAAATCGAGGTGCGCCCTGGCATCTGGGAAGACCGGATCACAGAGCGGGAAGTGCTCGGAACCATGAGGACCCGGACGGAGACGCATGCGGTAGAGGGCGAGATTCACCCGAAACTCTCTTCTACTCGTAGCGTCTCCGTCGGGGCGTTGGGGATCGGGCCACGGGACAATTCTTCGATCAAGTATGTGACGTATGCGGGCAAGCGGTGGACACTTTCGTCCATTGTGGATGAGCCCCCGGACATCCGTCTGTACTTCGGAGAGGAGTACCATGGCCCGGTCCCTGACTGAGCTGAAAGAGACGTTGGAGGATGCGACCACGGCCGATGAGGTCTACATCCAGCCTCCGACGACTCTTCAGTATCCGTGCATCATGATCGAGCGCGATCAGCGAAGCGACTACAAGTTCGCTGACAACAAAAAGTACCTGCTCAAGAAGGGTTACACGATCACGATCATGGATCGTGCCCCTGACAGTCCGATTCCGGACCAGGTCGAGGCTCTACCTCACTGTGGGTTCGATCGGTACTTCAAGACCGACGGACTGCATCACTTCGTCTTCCAGTTGTTCTTCTGACCGAAAGGTTTCCAATGTCTGAACTCGTTTGGGACGAGCTGGACCAGCGCTACTTCGAGCGCGGCGTCAGTCACGGTGTCCTTTACACCCCCACAGCCGGCGTCTACAGCGCGGGTGTTGCTTGGAGCGGTCTCACCACCGTCACCGAGTCGCCCGGAGGCGCCGAGTCGAACAAGCAGTACGCGGACAACATCGTGTACGTCAACCTGCTCTCCGCGGAGGAGTTCAACGCCACCATCGAGGCGTTCACCTTCCCCCTGGAGTTCCTCGCTCACGACGGCGTCGCCAAGACGGCCAACGGGCTCCAGATCGGCATGCAGTCGAGGCCGACGTTCGGTTTCTCGTGGCGGAGCCTCAAGGGCAACGCCGAGGACGAGGACCTGGGCTTCATCACCAACATGGCGTACGGTCTGCAGGCCTCCCCCTCGGAGAAGACCAACGCCACGGTCAACGAGTCGCCGGAGCTGAAGCAGTTCAGCTGGTCCATCTCATCGACCCCGGTCGCTGTGACGGGCTTCAAGCCGACGGCCATCATCAAGGTGGACTCCACCGACCCCGATGTCGATCCGGAGGGCCTCGAGGCTCTGCTGGATGTCCTCTACGGTCGAGGTGCTGGGCCCAGTGCTCGGCTTCCTCTTCCCGACGAGGTCGACACCCTGCTGGCCGGCACTCCGTAGTCCAACATCGAAACAGAGTAGGAGGAGAGAGTGCTTGAGTTCAAAGTCCACGACGGAGATCGTGATGTCGTGCTGCGGTTCGAGCATTCTCTCCTCTCTCTGTCAAAATGGGAGGAAAAAAACAAGAAGCCTTTCTTGATGAAAGGGCAGAAGAACCCGTTGGAGTTGCTCGAATACTTTGAGGACATGCTTCTTCCCCCGGAGGATGATCCGAATCTCATTGTTCTCCTGAAGCCGGAGCAACTTGACCGGCTTTCGGAGTACATCAGTGAGTCTCGCACTGCATCCAGTGTTCCGGTCGATGTGAAGACCATTCACGACGAGGAAACCATCACCAGTGAATTGATCTACTACTGGTTTACGGCGTTGCGAATCCCATTTCACCCAACTGAGACTTGGCATTTGAGTCGAGCCGTCATGCTTGTACAGATCACTGGTTACAAGCAGAAGCCAGCGAAGAAGCGCAAGCCTCGAGAAGTAGCGAGTGAGATGCTCGCCGAGAATGAACGTCGTAAGAAGCTGTTCAAGACCAAGGGTTAGGAGGCCAGGTGCTTACGTGGGATAAGCCTGATCAGCGTTACTACGCACACGGTCTCGACCGAGGTGCGCTATACATTCCCGGTAAGGATGTACTGCCGTGGAATGGTCTTCAAGGCTTTGACGAGGGTTCTAATGGTTCGTCGGCTGTCATGTATCGAGACGGAGTGATCTATCTCGCTGATACGGACGCTGGTGACTTCACTGGACAGATCTCTGCGATCTTCTACCCTGATGAATTCGGAAAGTGCATCGGCATTCCCGAAGCAACTGATGGTCTGTTCGTCGACAGTCAGAAGCCCAAGCGTTTCTGCCTCTCTTACCGAAACTTGGTGGGGAGCGGGACCAATGGCGACATGTTCGGCTACCAGATCCATCTGGTCTACGGATGCATGGCCACAATCGGGACCCGTAGTCGAAAGACGATCGGAAACAGCCCGGAGCCCAGTGCTTTCACGTTCGATGTCGTGTGTACTCCGGTGAAGTTGCCCGGGTTCAGGCCTTCGGCTCACTACATCATCGACACTCGAGGAATGTCACCGTCGAAGGTCACTCAATTGGAGACGATTCTCTACGACGATGCTTATGGGTGGCTTCCCGACATTGAGACGTTCTTTGACCTCATGAACTACGGTGCTGCGATGGTTGTGACAAGTCACGCCAATGGCACCTTTGATGTCGAAGGATCCAACGACAATGTCTTCATGACCGACGTCAGTCACTTCCAGCTCAACAACATCAACTCCACAGTCCCCAATGCCGCCGGCCAGTACACCATTTCTCCGGGCGGCGACACCACGGTCGTAGTCGGCTAGGAAGGAACGCCAATGGCCACAGTAACTGGCATCACCGCGGCGAAGGCCGACGAGATCCTGGGCATGTCTGTCATCTCAGGAACCATCAACGCATCTGGTCACCTGATTCTCACTCGAGGCAATGGCCAGCAGATCGACGCTGGCGACTTCACTGGGATCATGACCACCATCATGGAGGATGCAGTTGCAACCGAGGTTGCGGCTGAGGTTCCGAATGCCGTCGCTGGTACCACCGTCAACAAGGGCAACGTCACTGGTGCCATCACCATGACCGAGTTCAACAACGTGAATCTGGTCAACGCCATGGTTCGTCTGGTTGCCACGGGTAACCTCACGTTCAATGTGTCGGCGTTGCCTTCCTCACCCAAGCCCAACACACAGTTCGCCATGAAGATCCAGCAGGATGCGACTGGCGGACGTACTCTCACCCTGACGGGATTCAAGAAGTCCCAAGGTGCACTTGCACTCACTCCGGCTCCGAACGCGATCGACATCCTCGTGTTTCTCTACGACGGTGTCTCGTGGTACGCCGGAATGATGGGTGTTGACTTCAAGTGATGAAGGCGATGATGCGTCCCCCGAAGACGCAGTTCAAGTCGATCTTCATATTCAACGATCCACTCGTCGCTCAGGTCTTCTGGGACCGACGTTACTCCATGATGGCCGGTTACACCGACTACGACGTCTTCATTGTCGGCGCAGCGGGTGGTCGATCGGGCGATGCATGGGGCGAAGTCTCAAGCGACAGGGCATACGCCAGTGGTGCAGGCGGTGGTGGATCTCTTCGTCTGAAGGGCAAGCTCTCTGCCTTGGCCTTGGATGTGTCGATCATCGGTGTTGGTGCTGAAGGTGCAGCCGGAGCGACTTCGGCAAGCAACGAGGCTCCAGCAGGCCATGGTCAAGCTGGTGGATCATCGGTGTTCCAGAATGGTGTGATCTATGAGGCTCATGGAGGTGGAGGGGCCCTTGGGGCGGACTTCAACATCACGACCTCCTCAGATTTCACTGCTGCGGGCGAAGGTGGCGACGGTGGAGGAAACAGCGCGGGTCTTGGTGCCGGTGGAGTAGGTGGACGTGCCACCAAGTCGGATCCAGATGGAGACGTTGCTGGTACTGCGCCAAGCATCGGTACCTGGGCCGTTGGCGGGGTAGCACCTGTCGTCGGCGGAGGTCATGGTGGTGGCGGTGGCCCTGGCAAGGTCAAGGTCGCTGGTCGCGGTCTGATTGCTCCCCCATACGCGGGATCCGATGGAACCTCTGGCGCACCAACATGGTGTACCGGTTTCGGAGGAGCCCCAGGCACCAACGGTGGCGGCGATGGTGGAGGAGCTGGAATCGGTGACTTTCTGCCGGGAGTACCTCTCGAAGCTGCCGATATTTACGGCTCAGGCCAGAGTGCGGCACCCAATAACCCGGGTGGCGTAGTCTGCATCAAGGTCTCCTAGGAAGGAGCCTCATGCTTGAAATCAGTGCAGAAGGAAGCACCGCCTCAACTGAGGCTTTCCTGAAGAGGATGCAACACGGTGACTTCTACTCCGCAATCGGGCCACTGGCTCAAAAGGGAGTAGACGCTTTGATCAGTGTGACTCCGGTTGATTCCGGTGAGACGGCGTCGTCATGGTCATACGAGATCACCCGTGAAGGTGGTGGGATCTCCATCTACTGGAAGAACACCCACAAGGTCAACGGATTCAGTGTTGCCATCGGGCTCCAATACGGTCACGGTACCGGACAAGGAGCCTGGGTGGAAGGTTACGACTTCATCAACCCTGCGATAAGGCCCATATTTGATCAGATCGCTGAAGCTGTATGGAAGGAGGTCCAGAGACGATGAGCTCAACTGATGATCGCGTAGTACGGATGCGGTTTGACAACGCATCATTCATGAAGGGCGCTGCTGACACAAGCAAGTCTCTTGCGGACCTCAACAAGTCGGTTGAATCAGCCGGCAACACCAAGGGCCTCACCAGCCTGTCTGATCAGATGAGCACGGTGCAGGTCACGGCATCGAAGATGTCGATTGTCACTGCAGCCGCTATCGGTACGATCACCAGCAAGATCACGGCGCTCGGCCTTAGCACACTCAAGGGTCTCACGTTCGATCCGATCAAGTCGGGCTTCCTCGAGTACGAGGAGAACCTGAACAAGCTCAACACCATCATGAATGCGACAGGTGCGTCGGAACAGAAGGTCCAAGGGATCCTCGACAACCTGAACCGCTACTCGGACAAGACGATCTACTCGTTCAGCAACATGACGACGTCGATCCAGAAGTTCGTCAACGCGGGTGTTCCTCTGCCCAAGTCGGTGGAAGCCATCAAGGGTATCGCCAACGCGGCTGCATATTCTGGTGCAACTACCGAAGAGGCCAACCGGGCCATGTTCGCATTCAGCCAGACCATGGGTACTGGCTTCCTGATGCTCAACGACTGGAACCAGATCGAAGCCGCCAACATGGGGACGATCAAGTTCAAGGAAACACTGCTTGACACCGCCGTAGCCTCAGGTGAACTGACGAAGCGCGGCAACATGTACATCACCTCGTCCGGAAGGGCGATCAGTGCTACTGAGGGCTGGCGAGATGGCCTTCAGGACCAGTGGGCAACCACCGAGGTTGTGACTGGTGCGCTGGCGAAGTACACGGACATGCAGACCAAGCTTGGAAAGGCAGCCACCGAGTCCGCGATGGAGTACAGGACGTTCAGTGCGTTCTTCGACTCCTTCAAGGAATCGCTCGGATCTGGCTGGGCCAAGATATTCAGTTCGCTGATTGGTGGACTGGATGAGGCGACGGCCTTCTGGACTGGTCTAGCAGACGCTGTCACGGGAGTCACCAATGGCTTCTTCGACTTCGTCGGTTCTGCACTCAAGACGTGGCGCACACTGGGTGGTTTCGAGAAGACCATTCAAGGTTTCAAGAATCTGCTGGCACCAATCGGTGCTCTGTTCCATGTCATCGGTGCTGCGATGCGAGCAGCATTCCCCAGCGGGGACAAGGGTGCCGGCAAGGCCCTCTATGCGATGTCAGCTGGCTTCGAGGCAATCACGCGACCCCTCCAGTTGTTCGCGGATCTTATCGAGGGCACTACTCCGGTCGTCGCTACGTTCTTCAGGTTGCTCCACATCATTGGTGCAGCCATTGGAGCAGCGGGTGGCAAGGTCGCAGACTTCGTCAAGGACCTCCTCGGAATGGTCCACATCGATGCACCGTCATCCAGTGGAATCATCGGCTTCGTCAAAGACCTAGGTCATGCTATATCTGACGCGATCAAACAGATCGACTCACTGATCCAGAAGGGTGCGTCCATAGGACAGGCCTTCGGATCCATCGACTTTGGAATGCCGAAGTTGGCCCTTCCGGACATGCCGTCCATGCCCAGTATGCCCAAGATGTCCATGCCATCGTTCGGTGGCGGCGACGACAAGGCTGCAGGGCAGGTCAAGATTATGTCCGGTTCGGTTGCCGACCTCACAGGCAACATGCACAGGCTTCAGAGTGTCTCGGAGTCTGTTAGCAAGAGTGGTTTCTTCTCGTCAGAGAGCATGCAATCCGCTAAGGAAGGCTTCAAGGACCTGGGCGAAAACGCCAAGGAGAACGTGGCTACGGTCGCGAGTTCGGGCGACAAGATCAAGTCTGCCTGGGATTCCGTGATCGACTTCCTCGGTGGTGTCAAGGACAAGATCGTTGCGTTTGTCTCGGGCATCTCCATGGACGATATTGTGTCGTCCTTCAACATGGCGTTCTTGATGACGATGGTTGTCACTGTAGCTCGATTCCTCAACAGCCTCACGAAGGCATTCGAGGGATTCGCTGGTGTGGGTCCGGCATTCACCGGTATCCTGAACCAGGTAAGTGGGTCCATGAGCGACTTCTCAGAAGCAGCGAAGAAGGAAGCTCAGGCCAAGCAGATCATGGCAGTAGCGGTCGCCTTGGGCGTCATGGCTGCTGCATTGTTCCTCCTCTCAACCATCCCAGCAGACAAGCTTGCTGTGGCGTTTGCCGGTCTCACTGGCGTCGTGCTTCTTCTGACCATCACCATGAAGCAGATGGGGAAGATCATCGATGACCTGGACGGCAAGGGCATCAATCTCAAGATGATCGCTTTGAGCATCTCAATGGCCGCCCTCGGGTTTGCCATGATGGAGCTCGCGATCGCCATGAAGATCATGGACTCTGTCGATATTGACGGAGTCGTCAAGGGCCTAGTCACAATGTTCATCACGATGAAGCTCATGCAGAGTCTTGGCAGCATGGCTGGTACGGCAGCGAAGAACCTCATTGCAGGTGGAGCGGCAATCGCTCTCGTTGCTGGTGCTATGCTCATTCTCGCCTCAGCACTTCTCATGTTCAAGCTGGTGGACTGGGAATCGATGGGTAAGGCCGGAGCCGCTCTAGGCGGTCTGACGCTCGCAGTTGGTGCACTGGCACTAATACCCTACGCGGGTATTGCGAAGGTCGGACTGGCCCTTCTAGGGGCCTCTGCGGGCATGCTAGCCCTCGCCAACGCCCTGATTCTGTTCAAGTTGGTCGAATGGGAGTCCATCGGGAAGGCCGCCGTTGTCCTACTGGGATTGACGATTTCTTTGGGCCTTCTCATGATCGTGGCACAGCCCATGAGTGTTGGAATGTTCCTCGCTCTTGGCGCTGCGATGCTCTACTTCTCATTCGCACTGAAGAACCTCAACGACGTCGAATGGGCGTCGATCGGGAAGCTTGCTCTCGTCTTGGGCATCCTTCTCCTCGCGGTTGGACTGCTCACGCTTGCACTCACTGCTTTGGCGCCGGTCATACCGGTGTTGTTCTTGTTCTCTCTAGCCATGGTTGCGCTAGGCGCTGCGTTGCTTCTGTTCGCTGCTGGTATGTCCATAGCTATGGCTCTGGCTGCTGCAGGAACTGCGGCGTTTGCTGCGCTGGCCATTGGTGCAGTAGTCGCGATTGTCACATTCTTCCAGACGTTGGCTCACGAAGCCCCGCTGTTGAAGAAGGCATTCCTTGAGATCCTCGAGCAACTGATTGACGGTATCGTCAAGGCCGTACCTATGGTCATCGACGGCATCCAGCGTCTGTGGGACGCGGTCATGAAGGAGCTCGGTGGTGGCAAGGGTGGCGGAGGGGGCGCCAAGGGCGCTCAGATGAACGCTGCCGGAGGTACCTGGATCACCAAGTTGGCTGACGGTATCAAGTCGAAGATGCCTGAGATCGTCCGGAAGGGTGCCGAACTCATTGTCTCGTTCCTCGTATCCTTGAGGAGCAAGGCTGGAGACATCGCCGCTGCTGGCGTGGGTGTGGTGGTATCGATCATCAACGGCATCGCTAGTAAGATACGCGACATTGCCAATGCTGCAGCGAATCTCATCGTCAAGTTCATGGAAGCCATTCGTGCTGCTGACCACAAGATACTTGAGGCCGGCGTTGATCTGATAGCAGGATTCCTGCACGATCTGGCTGACACAATCCGTAGCGGTAGTGCTGCGATCGGTGCTGGAATCACGGACGTGGCAGATGCCATGCGTGATGTCGGCGTTGACATGATTCAAGGCATGATCAACGGCATCGGAGACATGTTCGATGACGTTCAGAGTGCTGTCACACGGGTGGTAGGAAGTTTGCCGGGATGGGCTAGGAAGCTCCTCGGTGAATCGTCGCCATCCAAGGTCTTCCATGACATCGGTAAGTTCCTGGTAATTGGTCTGACGAACGGTATTCAGGACAACGCTGCCCTTGCGATCCAAGCGGTGGCGACCATGATGACCGGTCAGATCGCCATGGCCGATGACATGATGAACAAGTACATTCAACGACTCGATCAACGGTCTTTGGCTGCTCGAGGTAAGGCTCAAGGTCTTGCTGCGGCGGCGAAGGCGGCTCAAGCAGCAGCCAACAAGACCAAGGGCAAGGACAACCGTGCAGACGACAGAGCTGCCAATCAGTTGACTCAGGCAGCCAAGAGGGCCGACAAGGCTGCAGACGCTGCTGAGAAGAAGGCCAAGGCTGAGCGTGCCGCAGAGGCGCGTAAGAAGCAGTGGCAGCAGGCTGATGAACTGGGTCGGGCAAAGATCCGTTCAGCAGATGCTACGCGTCAACTCAAGGCAGCGAAGGCGGCAGAGCAGGATGCAGAGGCTGCACGTACGGAGGCCAATGCACTGATCCGTCAGTCACGTGAGAAGGACGTCACTGCCAAACAGCGTGCCAAGTTCCGTAAGGATGCGGCAAGACTGCGTAAGCAGGCGCGTCAGGACGCCGAGAGGGCGAACTCTCAACTCAAGAATGCACGCGACTCTGCGGCTGAGGCCATGGAGTGGCAGCAGAAGGCCGGAAAGACTGCGGCCAGTCACTTCCAGGAGCAATTCGATGCCGAGGCGAAGGCTGCCGAGGATGCGAAGAACTTCGAGAAGCTAACGGCTGCAGAGAAGGCCAAGCGGAAGAGGGAAGAGGCTGAGGCACAAGACCAGATGGCCAAGGAGAACCTCGCCAAGGCGAAGCAACTGGCGTACACCGACGTGGAGAAGGCGAATGAGATAGCTGCTCTAGCAATGGAGCAGGCTGCTCGTGCTCGTGACCTCCTACAGGAAGCGCTGGACTTCGAAGCAGAAGGCGGCTCCGGTCAGTCGATCAACCTCCAGCCCACGGAAGCGGCTGCACTTGCCTTCAATGACTACGCGGACACCTACAGTTCGGCCTATGCCGCTGCTGCGAGGACTCCAACAGTCGAATTCAACCAGTACAACACCTCGCCTGAGTCCCTCAGTGCTACTGAGATCTACAGGCAGACCAATAACCTTGTCTCGTTTGCCGCGGACAAGGTCACCACACCGGCAGCCTAAAGGAAGGGGTCCGAGATGCTTAAGCAGGTGGTTCTTCAGACTGTGCCTCCGTACACACTCAACATTGACGCAGTCGATCCTGACGAGCCCATCATCTGCACGGGCATCTCGGGCCTCGACCCGGCTAAGAACACTCTCTTCACCGGCGAGTTTGCTCGGTCCGGCGGCTACTACCAGGGTCGCCGGCAAGGGCAACGTAATCCCGTCGTCAACCTGAAGCTCAACCCGGACTACGCGGGCAACCTCGAGGTCAGCGACCTCCGCGAGATGGTCTACTCAATGTTCCTGGAGCCCTCCCCCACCTCGGACGGTCTCCAGGTAGTGCTCAAGGACGACCGTAGGCCCGACCGGTACTTCATCGGGTACACCGAGGACCTCCCTGCCGACATCTTCAGTAGGGAGACCAAGGCCCAGATCTCCATGATCTGCACCGATCCCATGTTGAAGTCGGTGGCACCGGTCGTCGGCAACGATGCAGCGGGGTGGGCCCAGACCAACCTGGCCTACCAGGGCAGTGCCAAGAATGGTTTCCAGGCAACACTGCTGGTCAAGACCGCTACTGCTGTCCTCAATCTGGAGGTTGATGGGGTGAAGATGACGTTGAACAAGGCATTTGCTGTGAACGACGTCATCACCATCAACACCGTTGAAGGTTCAAGATTCATCCGTCAAAATGGAAGTGATATCATGACGTCACTTTCGTCCACTTCGAAGTGGCTCACTCTGAGGAAGGGATCGCCCAACCTGGTAAAGGCCTACGGAAGCGTGGCCGCCGATGGAAAGGTTGTGATGACCAGCTACACCTTCGTCGATGCATGGTGGGGGATCTGATGGTCTATCGCGAAAAGAGAGAGCGAGGAGTAACCCGTCTTACGGGAGCACCGCCAACTCCTCTCGATTCCTGGCCCATCGGCGCTGTCTACACGTCAATCTCTGTCACCGATCCTGGAACAATCTTCGGTGGCACGTGGGTTCGGTTTGCACAAGGCCGAATGCTGATTGGTCTCAATGAGTCCGATACGCAGTTCGACACACCTCAAGAAGTCGGTGGAGCGAAGACACACGTCTTGTCCGAGGCTGAAACCGCTGACCACACTCACGGTCTGGGCACCGGCGGTGGTGAGACGGACACGGGTGAGGTTCACTCACACGCTGCGGGTGGATTGACCCTTTCCCTTCGTGCTGGTACAGGATCTGCGGCTGGTGCGGCTAAGGGTAATACCACTCTTGCTGGTGATGCTCAGGTGCAGAACTCGACCGGTACTTCAGGTTCGGGACACAAGCACCAGTTGACCGGTAACACTGGTACAGGTTCGGGGCAGAATCAGCCCCACAACAACTTGCCGCCGTACATCGCGGTCTACATGTGGAGGAGGACTGCCTAATGGAACTCATGACGCTGGACGCTAACAACCAGCCATCCAAGCTCATTGAGAACTGGGACAGTCTCCTGTGGACTGAACGATTCAACACCGTCAGCGACTTCCAGCTGGAAACCGGAAAGATCGATGAGTTCATGACCCTTCTGCCCGAGGGCATCGGGGTTACTCTTCGTGATTCAAACTATGCGATGATCGTGGAGACACACAACATCCTGCGTAAGAAGCATCAACCTCAGAAGCTCGTGATCAAGGGCCGAGCATATTCATCAATCCTGGACCGTCGAGTCACCATCCAGTCAGTGGGCGCTCTCACTGGAACTGCCAACTGGATCGTGAATGTGAAGACGCCTAGTGACTTGGCGCACTACATCATCGTCAAGATCTGTGTGGACGGCCTCATCAACCCTGCGGATATTTTCCCAGCGGCGAAGGTGCAGTTCACCACACCAACCGACTACCTCACATCGACTGGTCCAACGAAACCGTTCGTCGTGGAACGAGGCAATCTCTTGGAGGTTGTCCGAACGCTTCTCCAAACTGAAGCTGCAGCCGATCCTTCGACTACGCCGGCAACACCCGCTGTGGTGCAACACGGCATACGATCGATCAGGCCCAGTTCCGCGGGAACGGCCATTGCCATCCAGATCTACACCGGAACGGATCGCAGGGCATCGGTATATTTCGATGCTACTCGCGATCTGCTTGATGACGGCTCATACCTGTTCAGCAAGGTTGGATCGGGTAACGCCGCATACGGAGTGGCCTCTGGATTGGCCGCATCGATGTACGAGGGGGCAAGTGAACCCACAGGACTCGATCGTCGAGTTATATTGGTGGATGCGTCTACGGCTGGCATCGCTGATCCGACGATTCTCCGAAACGAGATGTCGAAGGCGCTAGCCGAGGCTCATGAGACCGCTATATTCGACGGCTCACTCAATCAGGACCTGAATCCCTACAAGTATGGGGTGGACTACAACCTGGGGGACATAGTCAAGGTACAGGGCGACTATGGCCTCTACACCGATGCTCGGGTGACCGAGTTCATTCGCTCCGAGGATGCCTCGGGATTCAAGACGTACCCAACTCTCCAAACTCTGACGACCTAAGGAGGTCTGATGAACCCTCTCGTGAACGTGCTCTCGCCAGGTGTGAGGAAGGTGCTCTATGCACTCCTCTTCATCGCCGCGCTCGTCTTCTCGCTCTTCCAGGCAGCGGACGGCGACTGGCTCGTGTTCGCCGGGAGTCTCATCACCTCGTTGCTCGGCCTCGTAGCCGCAAGCAACGCCAGCGAGACGCCCGAATACTGAGGCAACGCAGGGAAAACATCTGTTAAGGTGCAGAAACCATCACACCTACAGGAGTTCCCATGCGAAACCCTTTCAAGCGAAAGCCCAAGCCCTACGCCCAAGAACGCGACCGAATCCTGGCAGTCATGGGTGCCAGCTCACCGTACTCCACTGAGTACAAGGAATGCTTGGCGCGACTCGACCAGCTCGACAAGATCCACAACAGGACCACCGAGCTCAAGAAGACCGTCATCCCAGCCCTTGGAACCATCGGAGCGGTGGGCGGCATCTATGCCATCCAGCAATTCGCCGGCGTCCTCGTGCCCAAGGCCCTCGAGCAACTCGCCTCAAGGCAGCAGCAGAAGAAGTCTGAGCAGGACGACTGATTCTGAAAAGCGTGTGTCCCTGGAAACAGGGGCTCACGTTTTCTCAAAATTTCCCGGGTGGGGAAATCGAAATGGCCTATAAACGCGCAGGAATTACATCCCTATAGGTAGGAGATTAACCCTCAACCAAGGAGATAAACCAATGATCCTCATTGCCGCCCTGTCTGCCACGTTCATCTTCGGAGCCCTCTTCGGCTTCAGCACCCTCTACATGCGAATCGCCTTCAAGGCAAAGCGCATCCGGAAGTCGCTGGACCGCAACCCCGTTCCGAACCCGATCCTGGTACACACCGTCAACCCGATCCTCGTTCCGTCCCCCAACTGACCCATCCCTCCCACAAACCAAGACCCCACAAGGGTTGAGGTTTTCGCAAGGATTACATCTCTTATAGTGACCACTGTCAACCTTAGGAGAATCATGTTCTTCCGAAGCAAGAAGACCCGAGCCAGCGACATCATCGCCACCGACCTCATGAAGATCGGCGGAGTTCCGTACCGCGTCGTCAGCACCGAGCAGAGCCTGCTCAATCTGACTCGGCGGTCCGTGAACCTCGTCACGATCGACGTAGAGAACGACGACACCGATGAAGTCACCACGCTGTACGTCTCCGGCGCTCAGAAGTTCCGAGTCACCAAGAACAAGCACTAGTCAGAGGCCTATATTCCCAACAGGGGGTATAGGTTTTACATCCCTTAAGGTAGGAATCCACCTAGAAGGAGAAACACATGAACATCAACTTCGACACGACCAACCTCAAGCGTCAGATCCAGGAACAGCCCCTGGTCGCTGCAGGCATCGGCGCTGCGCTGCTCTCCGGAGCCGCAAAGCTGCTGAACGCCAACACCGGCCGGAAGAACGCCAAGACCTGGCGCCGCGAGGTCAAGCGTCGCGAGAAGAACACCAAGTAGTTCCTCAAGACGATCCTAGGCCCTGCCCGATATTCACATCGGGTTAGGGTTTTGGCAGGAATTACAGGTCCTATAGTGAGAAAGATGTAAACACCACCAGCACTATTCAGTGAACTGGACCTCAATGGTTTATACATCTTCTCACACCTTTTCGCTCAACTGAAGGAATCACATGGAAGCCATTCTGAGCTTTTTCAGCGACCTCATCCTTTTCACGGCAGGACTGGGGGTGCTGACGCTGTGGGTCGCTATATTCATGGCGATCGCAATTGAAGTACACGACATGATCTTCGGCGATCCTGCCGAGAAGAAGGAGGAGGAAGCCTGATGTTCGGAGGCTTGTTCAGCAAGAAGACCACCAAGGCGGACGTCATCATGGCGATCGCCGGAGCCATTGTCGGCGTTTGGAAAGCGTCCGACACCATCAAGAAGTTCAAGGCCGAGCAAGCCTCGGAGAAGGAGATCGCACAGTGATCAATCTGTCGAGCGTCAAGGGTCTGGTAGCTCTTGGCAAGACATTCGTCATGGCGTACCGTCCCGAGCTCTTGCTCGGCGCGTCCGTGACGGCAACCGTCGGAGCAGCCGTTCTCGGCGCCAAGGGCGGGTACGAAGCGCGAGGCATCGTCGATAAGGCGGAGGCCGAGCAGAAGCGAGAGCTCACCACGAAGGAGAAGGCGAACCTGACCTGGCACTGCTACTGGCCAGCAGCCGCCGCTTCTCTGACCGCGGTCGGAGCCACCACGGGTCTGCACATCGTGCACGTCCAGGAGAAGAAGCAGCTTGCTGCAGCCGCCTTGATGGTCATCGAGGAGGTCAAGGAGGACGCCAAGCGAGAGATCGGCGAGAAGGTTGGTCCTCTGAGCAAGGAGCAGCAGGAGCAGCAGCTCGAGGAGAAGGCGAAGCGCAACAAGGACGGCGTCGCCAAGATCCAGGACAGCGACGGCACGATCGAGGAGCTCTACCTGATTCGCGATGGTAAGACCGGTCGCGATATTTGGAGCAACGAGCAGCGGATCAAGGAGGCCGTCCTCGAGATCAACAACTTCATCGCGAAGCACGGCGACTGCGACCTCAACACGTTCTACAACAACGCCGGCTTCGACGAGACCCTCGAGGGGAACGACTGGGGGTGGTCGGGAGACTGGATCGAGCTCCGTTGGGACACCACGGTTCGGGACGACGGACGTCCCGTGAGACGATTTCAGTTTGTCACCGATCCCAAGAAGGGCTACGACCGCCCGGTTTGAAGATGGCCTGACCATCTTGTGTTGCTTAAATGGGGGAGACCATTGGCAACATGACTGACCATGGAGAGGGCTGGGTTCACCCCCCGGGCCTGGCCCTCTCCGTGCCCTATATTTCAACTCTCGGAAGGAAAAGCAGTGATCAAGAG